ACAGAGCCAGCGTTAGAAAATTGAGTAACCGGTATTTTTATGCTTGCTGTAAATGTATCACCACTCGCCCAAACTACAGGGGCATTTGGCAATACTTCAGCAAGTTGACCAGACGAGCTTCCAACAGTTGGTGGTGTTACTTCGTTTATAGTATAAAAAAATCCTATAACTGAAGAACTTGCAATATTAACACTAACATCATAATACTTATTAGTTGAAAGATCCCTTGCTGTTCCTCTTCCAAATAAAGACGGATTTCCTGTTGTTGCCATTATTTTAGTTGTATCTATTGTAAAACCAGAAGGCATATTCAAATATAATCCAGTAGAATTTGGAGCTCCAGATAAAGTCAATAAATATTGAACTTCTAAGTCGGTTCCAACTTGCCTGTATTTGCATGAAACTGATGTATTTGTTGTCCATGTGGCTGAACAAATGCCATTAGTCCAGTTTCCTATATTATTAATATCAACCTTTAAATCAACAGCACCAACGAAAGCGTCGTCAATGTAAACAGTGCCTGACACCGCTCCACTTGAAGCGATCGAGATTCCGTTTGATGTAGCACCTAAAATCATAGGAACCTTATAAAGACCCCACTTATTATTTGCTTGAACGTCAACGCAGTTTGTAGTTGAAACAACCCCAGCCTGAATTGAGCATACTTTTAAAGCAACATCAGATTTCACTCTAACGCTTGCAAGACCTTGAACCCCATCAGCAAACTGAGAAGCGTAAAGTGTAGAGCTTTGAGTGAGTGACATAGTTTGAGATGATAGAACTAGCTTGGCAGCTTTAAGCCCATCAATCTCGACTACAGTGTCTTGAGTGAATGTTCCTGCGCTGTTTGTCCAACCTGTTGAAAAAGTAGCATGTTCAAAACTTGGATTAATTAAAATGTTTTTGTTTCCAGTTTCTAATAGAGCGTTAATCCCACCCATATTAGTTACTAGATTATTTTGTGCTTGAAGAACGTTAGAATAGAGAGTTTGAGATTGTTGCTGCCCTTTAAATCCGTAAGGAGCAACAGCGAGAGCGTTTAAAAAATAAAATAATGTGAATAAAATAGCGAATGTTTTCATTAAACTACCTCTACAATTTCAACAACCTGAGCGGCTGTATCACTGATTAAGTAATAATCAGAAGCATCTAGTTCAAACTCAAGTCTATCTGGTCCGATGATTTCCATACCTGATGCAGTTGTTACTGTTGAAGCACCAAAATAGATAGAACCAGTGTTATTTTTTGAAGGTTTAATCATTAGCTTCTTTCTAGCAGCTCCCGGAGCTGACCCCGATACCGTAGCCCTTACGGCAGTTAAGCCAACAGATTTTTGAATTTGGGTAATTGTTCCGCTAGACGTTTGAGGTGTTACACCTATTGCAGCTTGATCAGAAGCTAAAACAACCGATAAAGAAGCTGCAGAAGTTTTTGTTCCTATTGAAGTAGGAAACAAGTCAATCAATGAAGTTAATCTTTGAGCGATACGCTGTAAGCGACCATTTAAACCGCTTGAAGCTGTATCAGTAGCCGGAGCCGTTTCAGTTAATGACCCCAAAGCAGTTGTTTGAGTTTGTTGTTCTGCTAGTGTTGAAGCACCGCTTGGAAGAGGTAAGGAAACCGCACTAATAGCTTGAGTTGCCGGAAAATTTCCTATGTCTACAGTTCCCGAAACGGGTTGAGTAGCTTGCCAAAATGTTCCTGTTACAGGGTATGAAGCTGGAAAATTTGAAACTGAAACAGAGCCGCTAACTGGTTGAGTAGCCGGAAAGTTAGATACTGAAACAGTACCAGTAACGGTTGATTCTGTAGTCAAGGCGCCGGAAGGGTTTACTTTAACTGCAACGTATCCGCCTCCTCCGCCTGTAGTCTCTCCGATAATTACGTTCTTCCCAAGCTCTGCAAACATATTACCATTTACAGCTTGAGAAATTGTATAAAGAGACTGTTTTACAGGATTTACTTTTAATATTGTCTGTAAAAGAAAAGAGCCTTGAGCTGTAGCGCCGTTTGTATAAACAACACGAGCAAACTGCCACTCGCAGTTAAAGACGTATCCTACCCCTGCCCCACCTGAATAAGTAGTAGAGTGAGAATGAACCCAGTTTACACCGTCACCAGAAAACTCTACTTTTACGCCGTTTGTAGCCGAAGGAACGTTAGATACAACGTTTACGTTGATTGCCGCATATTCTGTGATATTAATGGCATCACCAGTAAAAACCCCGTTAGAACCCAGCAGGGTTTGAGTTGTATTTCCAGAGTCAATTGTTCCATTAGGTAAAATTTTTCCGTCTAAGTTGGATAATACTGCAAGTGATTCATCGTCTTGAACAGAAAGAGCAATAGCAGAACTTGGAAGTGTAACCGTTCCGATTAGGTTACCGCTACCGTCACCAAGAGCAACATTATCTTCTAAGTTATCTAAATGCCCTATTTCTTCAACAGGTAATGCAATAGTATTTGCCGGGGTAATAGTATCTTTTGAAACATCTGTTGGAACCCCATCTAGTAAAAATTGAGTTGGTCCCTGACTTATCTCAACAGGAGGATATAAATAAACCTTCATTATGCACCCCTCACATTTCCAGTAACCCAAGCATTTACGTTGCCGTTTCCGCCTGTATCAATAACGTTTAAATATAGCCATTTAAAACCTTGGTTTTGAATATGTAAAACATAGTCTACATTTGTTGCACCATCTAAAACGACAGGAGTTCCAAAGTTTAATTCGCTTGCGTTTGCAGGATCAAAGCGCTCATCATTAGAAAATAAAACTAACAGCGTAGCAGTAACACCAGCTTCAACACTTAGTTGATAAGTAACAAAATCCAATTGAGAAACATCAGTTTCTTTACTAACCGGGTTTGTTGTAGAGTCTGCATTGTCTAATACTTGGTATTTTTTTAAGACGTGACGCCGAGACATTATCTTCTCCTTGATAAGGTTAATGGCCTGTAAGCCAAAAGGCTATGCTTAAACTTTAAGACCTATTTAGAACCTTGTCTAGCCCAGATTGCACTCTTCCAGATTGACCAAGATTTTTGGCTGCTGAAATAGGAACCTTAGACCGATTCGGTTGGTTATTAGCTAAGTCTTTTTGTACTCCCTGAGAAGAAACACCCTGTAAAGTTTGGAAGCCTCTAGCTGAAAACGCTGGTCTATCTTCAAGCTCTAATAGTCTTGATAAATCACCTTTTTGTTTTTCGCTCAGTTTTTTAAACTCAGGTATTCTTTGAGCAAACTCATCTTTTAAAGATTGATACATTTTAGGGTAAACAACCTGCATAGCTTCAACAGCTTCGGGCGTTATGTATCCCTTGGCTATTGTGTTAATTGCTTCAATAGGATTTTCAACCGCATCAGCATAGTTTTTAAACTTTAACACTTCTGATCTTGACGGTGTTTTATCATCAAAAACGCTAGGTTTAATCCTTGGAGCCTTAGAAGCAAGAAACTGCGTAGCTCTAACCATAGCATCAGATAGGGCTTGAGTTGTTTTTGGTGCAGATTTCAACATTTGTTGATTATTTTTAGAGAAATTTTCGATAATTTGATCAGGATTTGTAGAATATTGAATAGCTTTCTCTTCTGCTTTCTTATAATCGTCATCGCTCAAAGTTTTGCCTGTAATGTACTTCTCTAATCCCTTAGCTCCTGCTCTTGCACCAGTTTTGGCTAGTTTCAAATATGAATCAACCGCATCAGAAATGCTAACCTTCCCTTTATTAGAAGCCTTTTCAATCTTTTCTAAAACAGGAGCTTTTGTTGCTGCGTCTTCTGTTGATTCTTTAATAATTGAATCTATGCCAAGGCTTTCTTTTGAAACCCCACCAAAGTTTTTAATTCTCTCATTAAAAGCTTTAGCCCCCATTTTGTAAGCTTTGTATCGAGCAAGCTCACTAAGCTGATACGGAAGGCTTAAAATGTTCTGCATAGCAAGCTCTAAAGCTGTACCAGAAGGATTTGGATTTGGAGGTAAATTATCAATAATTATTTCTATATTATCTCTAACTTGCTTAGGGTTTTTAACGTTTGGAAATAATAAATCAAGTTGAGTGTCTGATAAGTTTTCAATTTGTTTTTTAAACTTTTTAGGACTAAATATACCTTCATGCAAAGACTTGTTTCGCATCTCTGCAAGTCTAGCTGATCGTGCCATATCATAAAGCTCAGGGAAAGCAGCCTGAAATTGCTTAGCCTGCTTGGCATCATGAAGAGAAAGGATCTTTTTAGAAACAGCTTCATCTGTGATGTTATTCTTGAAATTATCAAGAAGCTCACTCATACTTTCTGATCTAAAGCCGAATTGATCATGAAGAAACTCAAATTTCTTATGATCTTCACGCCACATAGTATCAGCTAGTTTTAAGTTATCTAAAATGTCTGCAGCTTCCTTTTCAGGAAAACCATACTTAATAGCATTATCTCTTACTGTTGAAAGTCTATCGTAAAGCTTCCCAAGAAATTCTTTCTCAATTGGTTTAATTCCAAAAGAAGACTTCTCTGCCCCTACCATAGACCTTAATTTTCTAATATCATCAATCGTATCGCTTCTCTCAAGCTTCTTAAGCCAAGACTCGCCGTCACTTGCTACTTTTGCGTAAAAGTCTTTTCCAAGCTCTGTTTTAAAGCGCTTTCTAAGTGAAGGATTGATCTTTGTGCCTTCAAGCTTTGGCTTTATGTCTTCATAGATAAGCCTTGCCGGCATCATTTCATCTTCAATCTTGGCAATCATCCCAGCTTTAGAGGTTATACCAACCTCAACCGGATCAAGCTCTTTTGCTGCTGTAAAAAAGGATTTTCCAACAGTCTCTACGGCGTCGAAAGTTTTTTGAATTTCTTTAGAAGTTAAATAGCCGCCTATCGATCTAGATTTACTAACGGAGGCTTCGTATTCTTTAAATAATCCACCGGCTTCCATTCCCGGAGTTATTGGAACCCCAAGCTCTTGAGAAGCTTTTAAAAGGGCTTCATTTTTTTCTATCTCAATTGATTCATCGTATTTAGTTTGTAAATCGTCAATTGTAGTTCCTGATTTTTCAGCAATATCTTCAACCGCATCAGTTTTAAGAATCTTAGATTCGATTGACTTAGCAACTTCATCATCAAAGTTCTTTTTAATGTATTTTGTTTCTAGCTCTCTGAGTTTATCACGCCCGGCTTTCATAGCCTTAGAACCAAAAGCAGTTCCTCCGGCAACAGTTCCGCCAACTAGCCCACCAGTTAAAGCACCCATACCAGCATATGATAAAAGGTTTTCAGCATTAAATTCTGCATCACCCAAAGCGTCTTCAGATAAAAGCCTTCCAGCTCCGAATAAAGATCCTTCAACGGCAGAACCCACGCCAACCTTAATAGCTTGCTTTGCTACCTCTGAAGTTGTTTTAGAAAGGGCTTTACCCACTAAAGTAGAGGCGGCAGCCTTTTCCCCTAGTCTCATAGCGATACCAGCAGGAGCAGCCGCTAAGGCTCTTGCGCCTAAGCTTGATCCGCCTGTTACTAATGCAGGGGCAACGCCTCCGGCAATCTCTGAAACTGTTGAGATAGTAGGGTTTGCTTCTCTCAAAGCAGATAATTCATCTTCTGAGAATAGACCGGATTCTTTTAAGGCATAATCTGAAGCCCCTAGTGTTAAACCGGAAAGACCTGCAACACCAGCAGCTAGAAGAGGCTGTTCTTCTGCAGATTGTAGCGCTTTTTCTCTTTCAAGCTTTGCTGAATCTATGTATTTGTAACCTGCATCTATAGCATCAAATAGTTGCTCAGATGGGACAATTTTTCTTTGACCTGATTGGTCTTCAAATTCAAATTTTTGATCGGGATAAACAGAAAAACGTTCTCCGGATAGCATTTGCGGTAAAGCTGCATCCTCAACTTCAATATCTTTATTCTGTTCCTTATCAAATAATTTTACTTTCACTTATTAACCCCAATCTCTTTGTAAAGCCCAAGTGACTTAGCGTCTTGCTGTACCATTTGGTTAAGCTGTTTTTGAAATGATTGTAGCTTAGCAAGAGTTGATGATTTTAACGAGAAAATAGAAGTAGGATCACCAATTGCATTTAATACGGCTTCTCTTTCAGAGTCGGATAGTACACCAGTTCCGAGAATGTCTTTTGATTGTTGAACTAATACGGCTAGTTTTGACTGAGCTTGTGCCCTTGCTTCCGGGGAGACTGAAGCGCCTTGCTTGGTTAGGTTTTTTAAATCTGAAATTGTTTGATTTGCAGTTTCTACGGCATTGTACTTCTTTCTAAACTCTCTAGCAGAAACATCGTCCCCAACGTAACCCTTATATGGTCCCATGCTGATGTTTTTTATATCACCAGCGTTCTTTTTTAGAGATTCTTGTAATTGAATGGCGAGCTTGCCTTTTTCAATCTCAAGGGCTTCCCAATTCTTTTGAGCGTTCATAGCTACAATTTTAGACTGAGCGTTATCTTGAGCGGCTTTTAGCTTGTTTTGAATAATTTGGATTTGTTGACCTCTCAATGCAAGAAGCCCATTCTCTTCTGAGCCTAGACGTTGAATTAGCTGCCCTAAATGATTTTCAGCAGCCTTCCCTTTATCTTTTATTGAATCATATTTAAGTTTTTGTTGTGCCATATCTTTATCAAGGGCACTTTCTACGCTTTTTTGAAACGCTTGGGCGCTTGAAGGTGATACGGAAGACAGTGCTCCGCCAATTAATAGAGCGATCTTTTGACCAGTAGAAGACTTATCCCATAAAGATGAGTTGTCCCATTTAAAGTTTGCTACTTCATCTTGAGTTTTCTTAAACTCATTTTCTTTTTCGATGATTTGAGACTTCATGTTCTCAACATCTTGTTTTTGCTGTTCCATTTCAGCATTAAGCTCATCGCCAGCTAGAAACTGTTTTGTTGCTTGGTCTGATGCGGCTGTTAAACCTGATATGTCCGGAGCTTGTGATTCACTTATGACAGGAGCAGGAGTTTCAACAGTTGGGTTTGATCTGCTGATTGGTGCGCCAGAAGGCGCTCTAGTTGGCTCTGCTTGCTGTTCTGGTATTAATGTTGTTGGAACTTGCGGAACTGATCCGGGAGCAGGAGCAAACTCTGATCCGGGAGCAGGAATACCAACAGGAAATATGTATCTGTTGCCGTCTTCTGGAAGCTTTTTAACGGGCAAAGTTTTCTCAAATCCGGGCTGCATATTAACCTTCTTTTGTTCCTTCTAGTTTTTTTGTTCTTTCATTTAGTTCTGCAATAGCAGCAAATAATGGAGCCATGCCCTGAGCGTAATCAACAACTTTTCCCTTAGGTGTATCTTGAACCATTTTTTTGCCTAGCTCAGACTTTTCCAAATCTTGCGCCATAACAGAAGTTACTTCACCCTCCGGGTTCTTTTTACCGGATGCCCCATCAGATTCTTTTTTATATTTATAGCTATATGATTTTAAAGCATCCATAAATGACTCAACAAGCTTTCCGGCGTCATCTTTAGAGGCTTTAACCTCTTCTTTCATATTTTCGTCACTTAAAGCTAGGGCTGCTGATCCTCCAAGATTACCAACAAAGCTAGCCATTCTTTGCTGAGCTGCTTCTTGAGCTTGTTGATTCTGAGAAGCTGATTGTAAAGCTACCCCTCTTTGTGCTGTTGCTATATTTGATAGTTGCTGATCGGCTGATCTTTGTTCTTGAAGTTTTGCCGCTGCTGCTTGGTTTGCTAAATCAACACCTGCTTGTTGTCCGCCCATCATGGCTTGTCGAGCAAGTAGACCAGCGTTTGAAACACCTCTAGCTGAAGCTGCTGCTGATTGTTGTTGCTTAGCGATATCCCCTATGGCTTGCTGATATTGTAGTCCTGTTATTGACGGACCTTGACCAGAAGCTTGAGACCTTAACCTCTCAATCATTTCCTGCTCGCCTTGCCTCGCTCCTGATGTCATAGCAAAAGATCCGCCCGACCCTAGTTTTGTTGGTCCACCTAGTCCGACCGCTGATGCAACACTTCCCATATTATATCTCCTTAGCTAATTTTATTGCGTTTTCGTCTGCGCCGACAACATAAAAGCCATAATGTAACTGAGCTTTTAATGATTCTGTTACGTTTTTAGTATTTAATTGAACCTGAGCAGTTAAGTATTTTGTTTTATCGGTCCTATGGTTTTCAATTACTTTTTGAACCAAACTAGAACCATGCCCTTTATGACGATAATCAGGATCAACCCATAAATTATGAATATGAATAGAGCGTTGATTAACTTCAAAAGTAATGAAACCAGTGTCATCTTCATAAAGTTCATGACCAGCCTGCTCCATAATGAATTTAGCGTATTTAGTAAGACTTGTTTGCTGCAAGCTTGTACCCTCCGGCTTTCATACCAACTTCAACTTGAATATTTGATAGATCGTAGGACTCACCATTTCCAGACTGAGCCTCATCGTAGATTTCAAACTTAATTGATTCTACCTTTTGATTAGGTAAACTTATTTGAAACTGGTATTGAGGCGAGCTAGAATTGTTGTAGACAAGAGAATAATCTTCATAAGTAGAAGAGTCGTAGTCTACGTAAACTCTGCATTTAAGAGTATGAGAAGATTTATAGTCCCCAATAATCCAAAGCTGATAACATCTTACGTAACCTTGAACCAAATCAAGTTTGAGCCAAGGGCTTGTGAACTTCATAGAATAGAAACCAGAAGCACCGTTATCAAGATAAGTATTCTCTGTTTCCTTGAATACTTTAGATGAGTTTAAGACAACCGGAGAACCTTGCCAAATGTCTGCATCTACCGTTGTTTGATTCTTGAATGTTGACCAAGACTGAAACAAGAAGTTGTAAACTAGGCAATCATTATTTGAAAGGTAGAATCTAGCTTCGTTAAACTTATCAGAAATAATGGCAGCCATTACATTATATTGATTAAACTCTTCAACAGCAGCCCCAATATACTCAACCACAAGATTTCTTGATAGTCTATTAAATCCATTGAATGAAACGGCTTCTCCAAAAATTTGTTTATTGCTAAAAGCCACTTCGTCTTGTTCTTCTAGCCCACCCAAGAAAAGCCTATTGCCTCCTGATGTTGAGAATTTAGCATTAGGAGTAGCATCAGATTCTAAAACCCCACCAGTAGTGTAGAGCCTTTCATTGTTTAATAAATCTGCGTCTGAAGCTGTATCTGTAATGGATTGAGCAACATCTAGATATAAACTAGAATTTGGAATGTTAGCGCATCGATAATAAACCCCACCAGTTCCGGCGGAAGCTCTATAAAGAATAATTTCGCTTAGGCTTCTTATTGTTCCGTTAGGTACTAAAACCCCATCAAAGTCATCCTTCCAAGATCCGGTCAAGGCTTTTACTAAAATATTAACCGCTGAAGCAGAGGCGTTAGTTGTAATAGCTACAGACGAAGAAGGTACTGATCTTTCTAGTTCTGTTTTTCCGTTGTAGTAGTTATAGACAGCGATATAGTTAAACGTCTTTGATGCAACGTTAGGGTTTGCTGTTCCTGTTGTTTGGGTTACTGATTCAATCTTAGGACCCAAGTAAAAGCTGCTTTCATAAGCAGACTTGGCGTCTAATGAAACCGTAGGACCATTTGTATAATAAATAGTTTTGCCTAGCTTGGCTTTTGTTCCACAAGTATAATCAGTATTAAAATCTAATTTTACCCTAGATATACCCACGTTAGCGATAAAGTCTGTTGCTGATGTGCTTGACGTATATGGTCCATAGATTCTTTCTACAGCGCAATAAATAACACCGTTTGAGGCGATAGAGTTACAAATATTTGATGTTGAAAACGATTGAACCACTTCTCTATCTAAAGATAAATCAAAATTAGAAAATGACGATACAAATTTCTGTTGATCGATGTTTATAATCAACCCGGTTCTTTGATCTGTTTCTACAGTTTTAGCTATGATAAAATTAGATCCGTTTACTACAAATGGGCGACCAATATGGAAAACTCTGTTCATTTGTGTTGATACTGATTCAATTGTATAACCAAAAGAATTAAATGAGAGTTTAGTAAGGTAAAACACTGTTCTTTTTGTTGTAAAGTTTTCTACTGATGAAGTGGCTAAAGATATACCTGCGTTATAGGTTACAGATACGTCTCCCCATAACCCAACATTACCAACAGAATCTTCTGGTACTGAATCGGTTAGGGTTTTAGTAAAAGCAATACAATTAACAAACCTAGAGGCACCGTCAAGAGCTACCCAAAATACATGAAAATCATTAGGGCTTAAGCAAACAGAAAAACCCATTGGATAAGATAAGGTGTTTACTGCCAACTTAAAAGCTACGGTTTTGGTTCTTGAAGTCGTTATTGAGCCATCAAATGCTATTTTATACATTTGAAGAGTAAACTCATCTAGTAGGGCAAAGAAAATAGATGTTGAATCTCTGCAAACGTCAAACTTTGTAGACAGTAAACGGTTAGAAGTAAACACGTAAGGAATATTTGCCTCTGAGATTATGTTTAAATCGGCATCCATTACCAATTTATTAATAACAAAGCTACCAACTACGCCGTCAAAGTTATTTACTTCATAAAACACAATGATTCTTGCGCTAGTTCCGTTCTTTACTACCATTATTTTCTGTTGGCTTTTCTGGTATTTCAAAGAAACGTTTGTTGTTGCGGGGCTTATAAGCTTTTTTCTTGTTTTCTTTAGACCTGTCTGAGAATCCTCTATTACAACAGTTACATATTCTAAAGCACCGGCAAGGGCTACACCCTCTTGATACTCTCTAAATACATATCCACAAAGATTAAGTTCTTCGTTGTAATCCATATCAGGATTAAAATGATTCAATGATGATTTATAAATAAAATCAGAAGCTACTTTTGGAAAATCTTTAAATTGAGATATGTTATCCCAACTGTTTTTAACCGATGATAGTGTATAAACGCCCTTGTCTGTTACTGAGCTAATACTATTTGAATCAGAGACTAAAGCAATCTTATTAGCTGTTAAAAAATTGCCATCTGTTGAGGCTGTTGATTGTAAGACAAGACCAAATCGCTTTGATAGCTTTCCGGTCTTTTGAAATCTAACGTTTTCTAGCGCTAACGCTTTCCCTGCTGGTACTTGTTTTTCATCTGTTTTGGTGTCTAAGCCTTGGGCTATTTGGATAGATAACGTTTGTCTTTGTAAAGCCATTAGAATACCCATACCTTAATATTTGAAGCCGCTGAAGCTATGAAGCTGATAGTCTTATCTGTTGCCCCAAGCTTCCAAACATTTGCGTTTGAATCTTTATCAAATATTATCCACCCCTGTGGAACTTGTTGTAAACCATGATTAAATTGAGTTGCTGAAGTTGTTACCGTAATAGTAATCAAGTTGCCTTTAAGAAATATTAAAGGCGTTAATTGAGAAGTAAACTCTTCTGTATATTGAACAGTTTTAGATAAGTCTTGTTCTAAGCCGGTAAGCTTTTTGTACGGTTTTAGTTCCATAAGTTTCTGAATCCTGCATAGTTTGAATCGGTATCAACTACTCTTGGAGGCTCAGAAGAATCACGGCCAGCACAAGCCGATAGAATACGTGCTTTCATATCTTGTTTTGCTAAAAGAAGCTCATCAACAGGAGATTCTTCTTTAACTCTCATTTTAATAGCTGCGTCTATAACGATGTATTCTTCCCATCCATTAATCCCATCAAATTCATCAAAATCATTAATTAATTCTGAATGTCTTGGAATGTACCATAAACGAATATTTTGTTGACCGTTTGGAGTAGGGATAAAAACAAGGTTATTACCCCTGATTTGATACATGAGGTTATAGTTTCTAACGTTGTAGAATGGCTCTCTAAACCTGTTTCTTTCTTGCCAACGAAAAGCCTTAAGAGTAATCGCTTGCGTGCTTGAAAGCCTGACCTTTTAAAGCTTTGAGCTTTGTTCTTCTGATTCTTCGCCTTCTATTCCTTCGATCTCATGATCTAGAGCAATAAATGCAGCTATGATCTTATTAGGATCTTTAGCTTCAATTGCTTTGATTAGTTCTTGAGCGCAAAGTTTAGCGGCTTCCGGGTATTCTGATGGAGCAGTTGAATAGGCTTTTTTGCCTCCAACAATTCCTTCAATAATCCCATCTGTAATGTCTTTCTTTCCGGGTCCAATCATCATGCCTAACATAGAAACTCCTTATTAGACTGAAGAGTTAGAAAGAACTAATTGAAGAGAAATTTCGCAAGCGTCTGAAACGTCATCGAAAGATCCTGCAATCATTGTTTTAACCTTGAAAGTCTTGCTTGGAAGATCGATGTCAGCAAATACAATTTTAAGGTTTTCTGCAGAATCAATAACAGCAGCAGAAACAGAACAAACAGCATAATATTCATCTTCAAGAGTTACAGTATATTCACCTGTGCCAGTTTTAGAAACCGATGCAACACCTTTAATGGCTACTGTACCAACAGCAGCAGCAGAAGAAAGTGGAATAGACCCGGCAATCATTACCGGCTTTTTGAAGAATGAATAGAAGAATTGTGTGAAATAACGATTAGCCATTTTAAACTCCTTAGTTTTAGGGTTGTTCCCCTATCCTAGATTAAGCTGCTAGGTCAGAAGTAAAGGGGAGCCGAAGCCCCCCTGAGAAATTAGATAGAGAATTGACCGTTAGCGCCCGGCCAGTTACAAGCAATTTGAGCATAGTAACCTACACGGATTTCAGCAGCGTCATCGTTAGATACACGAAGCATTTTAAGCCCATCCATATCAAGGATCATTGGCATCCCTTCAAGTGAATGAACTTTCCATGAATCTAATTGAAGCATAAACATTTTGTTATCAGGACAGTTACGGTCAGGGATAACAGTAGCGATAGATTTACCAAGATTTACTTTAACACCTTGGAAGCCAATGCCTGCATCTTTAGCCATAACGTCAACGTATTGAACTTTTGATCCAAGTGACTTAGTAAGATCAGCGTATTTTTGGAAAGACATAAATACATGATCAACTTTACCACCGTCACGACCAATCTTCATTCCGCCTTGGATAAGAGCCTCTTCGATTGGAAGGGCAGAAAGATCCCCACGGAAACCAGCAAGACGTGTAACGTCAAGAGAGCGGTCTACGCCAAAGAAGTTATCGCCTGAAGTAGGAGCAACAGCAGGAAGCCAAGCAGCCATACCAGCCATTTTCTTATCGTAGTCACCTTCGATAGAAATGAAGTCACCAAGAGCAGCAGTAGCTACGCCTGAAGAAATGTTTTGGTCTACAGTGATAGTTCCAAGCTCACGGTCAACAGCAACAACAGTTAAAACACCAGACTTAACAGATCCGCCGCCGTTAGAAGCAGATAGTTTAATTCTGTAGTCAACCTCGAAGAAAACGATATCTTCAGGGTTAGCAAGTTTGATAAGAGTTGAAGCAAGAGTTGTAGAAGAGGCGATTTGCCCGATACAACCTGATCCGTTTCCATAAACAGCTTGAGCTGCTGAGTTAGAAACGTTCAATTGAGCTGAATCAATTTCTTGTTTAAGAGCTGATACGAAAGCACCAGAATTATTCTTAGAAGCAAGGATCAATTCGTTAGTAATACGTGCAACAGCATAATCCGATTTACGGATATAACGGAAAGCAACGTTTTTAACGTTAGTTGAGTTTGATTGAGCAGTTGAGAAAGTAGAAGAACGACCAGCGTTCGGAGCATACTTCAAAGGAGCCTTAGCATCTTCACCATAAAAGTCTGTAGCTTTCGGCATAAGAGCAAGAAGAGGATTGTCTTTGTAAGTAGCATCTTTTGGTAGACCAGATGGGAAGATCGTTTTAAGGATCGCCGCCATGTTAATAGTTGTAGCAGTCATTGTTAAGCTCCTTAAGCTTTAAGTTGTTGTTCAAATAGTTTTGCCGCTGCTCTCAATCTTTCTGCTTCTGTTTTTAGCTCAGGACTATGAGCCGATGAAGGAGAGAACGAATCGTCTAGGGTAACTTGGCCAGACACTTTGCCGAATATATCTTCAGAATCGTCGACTCCAAAGATTTTAGAAACTTTTTTAGATTTTTTCATACCTTGCACCAATTCTTCAAGCTTTTTTTCGTATAGGTCGCAAGCCTCATCAAATGACATGAGCTTTGGTGAGCCTTTTTCAGCAGTTTTTAAGTAGACCGTTTTGATCACGTTAAACACCTCTTCGCTTGCTTCAAAAGTATTTATTAGGTCATATTGCTCAGATTTGTCGCCAATAAACTTCTTAAGCTCTTGATTATAATACTTACTTTGCTCCTCAATCTCTTGTTGTTTCTTCTGATTATCTCTCTCGGATAATTTATCATTGAGAAGCTTTTCGATCTCAGAGTCTTTATTAGCTAGCTTGTTTTGAAGTTCTTTAAGTTGCTTTTGGATAGGATCAAGCTCATCATCCTGCATAGATTCGAGCATCTTTTGTTGGATTTGCTCAAAGCTTAAGCCTTTCTTTTTGAAATACTCAGTAGGGTTTTCACTTGCAAGCTTGTCGATTTCTTCCCATTCGCTAAACTTTTTAGACTTTTCTTCCATTTCTTTTAGCTTAGCAGCCATTTCCTGCTGCTTAGATAGAAGACCTTTCTCCTTCTTAGCAAGAATGGCAAGCCTTTGGGCTAGATCACTGTCACCTTGAGCCGGGTTGATCTCACCAGACACTTCAATGCTTGCTTCTTGTGACGATTCTGAAGGTTCTGCTGTTACTGATTCAATGATACTTCCTGTGATTGCTTCGATACTCATTTTATACTCCTTGAGTGATTGGTAATTCTTCTTGAGGTAATTGTTCTTGTGGCATCATTCCCATATCCATAGGCATTTCAGGAGGTGCAGCCATTTGCTCTTGTAACGTAAGGGCATCGTTGATCCATTTTTGTAATAGATCCAAGCGCTCCGTAGGTAAACCCCTTGTTTTCATCTTCAGGTACATGCTGTTCATGAAAGTAATGCCGTATTGAAGATTCTGATAAGGCTCCGGCGGATTGTATTCTGCATTATTAACAATTAAGTAAGCTGTATGTCTGATATCATCGATGTAAGCGTTCTTATTCTCAACGATCTCAGAGATATCAGGGAACTCTAGAAGACCTAAGCCCTCTTCCGGTGTCAATAATCCTGCTCCCATCATCTCTTGGACGTAGGCTAAGCGCCCTGCTGGTGTCTTTGGAAGCATAGCAGTTGGGTAAACCTGCATGATATACTCAGAATCTTTCAGCTTAATCTTTTTAAAGTCGATCTTCTGAGCGCCCATCTTTTCAGGAGAAAGAACGATAGTCTCCCCACCCTGATCGGCAATCTCTTTAGAGTGAAGAATAACGGCATCAGCAATATCTAAATGGAACTTCTCCCAAGCCTGAGCAAGCTCGGCAAAGCGCTCTGTTTCGATGTCGTTGTATTCTCTTAGAGCTTTACCAGAATCTAACCCAGCAGGCTTTTGAGATTGAGCAGTAAGCTGAGATAAACCGATCTCTTCAAATGCCTTCTGATAGACAGTAAGAAACCATTCAATCACTGTTGGATTAATACCAGCAGGAAAGTTATAAATAGGAGGATTGTTTTTGTACTTAATGACAGTTCCTACCTCATTATTGAAATGCGTGTCTACGATCTCGCTCATGAAGTCTACAAGGATGCTTGGAGAACTCATTAAGTTCATAGCTCTTGATATACGTCTTAGCATACGATTGATTTCAACCTGATGACCTGTGATGATTTCAGCAACGCCCTTGCCATAGTACCCAACAGCATTAGGAACATAAGTCATCTTCACGTAAGGTATCTTCTCTTGCTCAAAGTCTTCAAGCAGGAAAGTAGCCGTTGATATACCAATGAAGTGTTTTCCCTTGTGCTTAATCTCTTCCCCATCTTTGCCTAGAGTCGTATGAGCTACACGATAGCCCTCAACAACAACCGCAAGCTGATGATTAGACTCAAAAGAATCAATAAAGAAAGGTATATCGCTAATTGAAGCTTCATCAATCTCATGGGTAAAATCCGGGTATTTTTGTTTTAATGTTTGTTTATCTACAATGCGAACTTCATAGATAGTCTTAGGCTCTTGACCATACATGACTTCGGCTTGGTTCACAATAAGGCAAGGCTTAAACACTCGCTTCATGTGGATCTTTCCATTAGAGTCGTGCCAATGCTTAATGAAGCCATCGCCAAAGATACAAGCATCTCTGAAAGCTTTCTTTGTCTCTTCATAGATGTTCATTTTGTAGAATTGACCAAAGACATACTTATCAAGCTTCTTAGCTTGCTGCTGCATACCCCAGTTGCCGTCATCAGTTAAGAATGTTGGCTTCACTTTGTTCTTACAAATCTTTGAGACAAGCGTATTTGTAGCAGCTTGCACCACGTTCATAGTAAACTTAGCGTCTAGCGTGTCAAAGGTTAAGTTAAAAGTAAAAGCAGAGTAAAGAGGTAGACCGGAGTAAAGTCTAAAGTGTCTTTCATCTAAGTCTTCTTGAGCTGTTTGATTTCTTCTGATGTTTCCAGCAGTAGCAAAAACGTTTTTATGGACGTCTTTATCTAGTTCCCACCACGGTGTTTCGTATTCCATTATTTAATCCTTGGCTTAA